GCAGACAATAACAAGCTTATTAATGCTATTCATCATGCTTTAATTGATGTTGTGAATAGAAATTACAAGGGTGTTAGACCAAGCGCTACTTCTCAGCTAACTAAAACAGCTAATCAGTACCTGAATAGAGTTGGTATGGAAATTACAAAAGGAACTGATGGCTTACAGGTTAAACCTAGAAAGTATGACAGCGAGGAACAGCTGTTCAATGAGATGGGTGGCAAACCTAAAGCTAGAAACCTAGATGATTATGACAAGGCACAAGGGTACAACACAGAAAGAGCTGGATTAGGTAAGGAATACACAGATGATATTGATGATGTCTTGGAAGGCTTAGTTAAAACATCTAAAAAGAAACCTAACAAGAGAGTAAAGAGGTCTCAGCTAACACAGAAGCAAGATGATGCACTATATACTGGCGCATTACCTGACTATAACCAAGGCAGAATTAAAAAAAAAGATAACCTATTTGACACGTTAGAAGGTAATCCATTAGGAAATGATAACCCTGTAATGTCTACAAAGACAGATAGCTTGCTAGATGCTGATTACAGATTTGGTCATAAACCAAATGCTGAAGGTGCAAGGTTAGATGATATGACTGGAGGAGGAGAGTATTTTCCAGATGATATATATTCCGACAACGGATTAAAGTATTATGGTAACCCAAGTAATTCATATGACAGACAAAGCTATGAGGTAATAAAAAAAGCAAGAGGAAATCCAGAAGCAGAAGTTACTATATATAGAGCTGTCCCTAACGAAAAAAGTATTAACTCAATTAATGATGGCGATTTTGTTACACTAAGTGAGGACTATGCAAAACTTCATGGAGAAGGTGGGTATGGAAACAGTGGGACTGATGCTGGTAAAGTCATATCTAAAAAGGTAAAAGTTAAAGACTTGAGGTCTGATGGTAACGATTTAAATGAATTTGGGTATTTTCCAGAATAAATAAGGAGCAATATGATTAATTCAAACGCAATACAAGTAATACTGGATGATGGTTCATTCCAAGAAGCAATGTCAGAACTAACGAAACTAAATATGGACATGATTGCAAACTCAGATGTCGAAGAGAAAGAGATAAGAGAAATTGCATATATGAAAGTAAAAGTTATCAATGAAATCATGGGACATTTGGAATCTTTAGCATCAGATGATAAAATAGACAAAAAAAGATGGAGAATTTAACAGCCCCATTCTATAAGGGTTCCAGAGGTGGCAAATGTTCATCTCAGCCCCGTGGTGAGCTTTAAATTATTTCTGGTAGGGTAGCCTACCTAAAAACAAAATAGAACAAAATGGGCAATTTAGCCTATATATGCGCTAGCATTCTCTAGTGAATTAAAAGGAAGAAAAAAGATGGAAAACGAGCAAATTAACCAAGAATCTAATGATTCAGTTGAAACTCAAGAAGTAGATGCAATTGAGACATTCGCTAACGCATTAGATGCCCAAGAATCGGAAGATAAACCAGAGGTAACTGATGAGCAAGAGAATGAGGAAGTTGTTGCGCAAGCTGATGAGGAAACAGAGTCCGAAGAAGTAGAAGAAGAGTCCGATGAGGATGAACTAGAAGCTACTGACGAAGATGATGAAGATTCAGACGAGGTAGAAGAAGCACAAACCTTTAAAGTTAAAGCTAATGGTGAAGAGCAAGATGTAACACTTGACGAATTAGTTGAAGGCTATCAAAAAGGTTCTGATTATACCAAAAAGTCACAGCATTTAGCAGAGCAGCGTAAAGCTGTAGAAGAACATGCTTATGCTATTCAAGAAGCACAAAGTCTACGAGATGAGTACCATGCTCGACTAGGTCAAGTACAAGAAGTGTTACAAAATAACGCAGAAGAGTATGTTGATTTAGATGTATTAAAGGAAAATGACCCTATTGCGTATGCTGTGGCTGTTGCCGAGCGTACAGAGAATAGCAAAAAGTTACAGGCTGTGCAACAAGAGCAAGTAAGACTGTCAGAGGAAAGCAAAGCTTACCACTCACAACAACAAGCTCAATTTGTACAGGCTCAAGCTAAATTGTTATCCGAAAAAATGAAGGACTTTTCTAATCCCCAGAAATCTGAGCAGCTCAAAGGTGAGATTCGGAATTTTGGAAAAAGTATAGGATTTAGTGACCAAGAGCTAGGCCAAGTATTAGACCACAGACACGTTATGGTGTTACATAAAGCAGCACAGTGGGATAAGTTACAAAAAGCTAAAGCTGGCGTTACAAAGAAAGTAGCTAACGCTCCTAAGATGTCTAAAAAAGGAAATAAGGTTGCAAACGTAGATGCCTATACAAAACAAAAGAAAAGGCTCAAAGCTTCAGGCGATATTGCTGATGCTACTGAGTTATTTAAAAACTTCATATAAAAGGAAACATTAACAATGGCAAACGTATACAAGACCTACGATACAGTAGGCATCCGAGAGGACTTAATGAACGCAATTTACGACATTTCACCAACAACAACACCATTCATGTCAACAGTTGGTCGTACAACTGCAAAGAATACTTATACAGAATGGCAAACAGATTCACTAGCAGCGGTCGATTATGATAACGCAAAAGTTGAAGGGGCTGAAGCAACATCACAATTGCTAACACCTACAACACGTCTTGGAAATTATACACAAATATCTGATAAAGTTATTCAAGTATCTACCAGTGATGACAAGGTGGACAAAGCGGGTCGTTCTACAGAAACAGCATATCAGCTTTCAAAAGCTTCTGCTGAACTAAAAAGAGATATGGAATCCATATTACTTTCTAACCAAGCACAAAACCCTGGTAACAATGCACCAGACTATCCTGTAGTATCTGATGCAAGATTACTAGGCGGACTTGGTTCATGGGTTACAACTAACGTTGTAGATGCTGGTGCAGCTCCTATGACTGAAGCAATGCTAAACGAAGCAGTCTTAAAAGCATACACAGAAGGTGGCGAACCTACTATGATGTTAGTCTCACCGGCTAACAAACAGGTATTTTCTACATTCCCAGGTATTGCAGTTCAGAGATATGAAGCACCAAAAACAGGTCAAACAAAGATTGTAGGCGCAGCCGATATTTATATGTCAGACTTCGGCACTCTCTCAGTTGTACCTGATAGATTCCTTGGTGATGATGTAGCTTATGTACTTGACCCAGCAATGGCTAAAGTTGCATACCTACGTCCTTTCAAATCTACTAAACTAGCTAAGACTGGTGATTCAGAAAAAACTATGATGAATGTTGAATACACATTAGTTGTAAACAACGAATTGGCTCACGCTAAGATTGATAATATATCTAACGTAGCTCCATAGTAACTAATTATACCTATTAAAAAAGGCATAATCTGGATGGGATTGGCAATAACATTGCTAGTGCCATCTGGATTAGTTCTTGGAAGTATAATAACAATTATAGGGTGGATAACAACATGAAACAATATACAGATTATAACAATAAGACAACGAAAGTAGGGCTTAATGATAAGGATGAAATAACTTTTGAGCAATCACAAGATGTCAGTGATTTAGTAGAAGCAAACAAAAAAGAATACAATGCAGCAGATACAAAGTGGTCAGATAAGCTAATGGGAAACAAAGTAGCATCTGTTCCTTTTGCAGCCATAGACAAACTAAACAAACAGGGGATTATGAAGGGTTATAAAATACTAGACCAAAAGAGATTCTTTGCTTGGTTAAATGACCCAGATAACAGATTCTTCAGAACAAAACCGGGAAAATTATAGATGCCAGCATTCACATCGTATGACAATTTAAAGACAAACATTGCAAGCTACTTAGCTAGAACAGACCTAACTGAGCAGATACCTATGTTTATATCGTTAGCAGAGAAACGACTTAATAGAGATTTGCGCCTTAGACAGACATTACAGCAATCAACTTATTCTATGGATAGTGGATTTACTGTTCCTACACCAGCTGATTTCTTAGAGATGCAAGATATACACTTAGATGGCAACCCTATTATTCCTCTAACGTTTCAAACTGTCTCGCAGTTTTACAGAAGACAAGGTGTACAGAATCAAGGTCAACCAGTTAACTACACACTCGTATCAGATAACTTTGTGTTATCTCCACAACCCACGGGAAGCTCTGTGGTAAATATGACGTACTATAAAATACCACAACCAATGTCAGGAACGAATCCAACAAATGAATACTTAGATGTATGTCCTGATTTAGTATTGTATGCTTCATTAGCAGAGTCAGCACCATTCTTAATGGATGACCCTAGACTAGTTACATGGGATGGTATGTATCAAAAAGGATTAGCAAGTATTACAAAATCAGACGAATCAAGTACATTCCTAGCACAACCTCTATCATTTCAATTATCATAAGAA